GTTCTCCTGATTCATGTTTTGAAACTTGGTAATTCCAGAGTTTTGCGCCAGGATACACTTTTCTCATTTGATCCTGAACTTCTCCGCGTGATGGTTTTTTGATTGAAGGGAAAAACATTTTTATCATGTAGTTACTTCCTCTCCAAGCCAAATAAACGTCAATTACATTTCCTACTCCAGCTCTTAATTTGGTAGCTTCATGAAAGGAAATCATTATGATAGTACATCATTTACTTTAATATTTATATTTCTTTATACTTGCAATGCTGTAAAGATAACTTTAAAGGTGGTGGAACTAGATGAAGCAGGGTATCCCAACAACCTTAATGCTCCACTATTAATATCAGTAGAGAAGGTTGCTATACCTGTTGGTTGGTTGAGAGTTCCAAATTCATTCATGTATGTATTAGTGCCATCATGAATAACATTGATGGTTGTCATATTATAATTAGACCCTTGAACTGCTTGTATCTGATAACTAGCAGACCTATAAGTGGATGCACTAATAGACATCACAGTTGCTTGTCCTGTAGCAGAAGTAGTTAATATACCAGACTGAATATCACCAGCAATTAATTCTAGATTGGTAGCAGAGACTGGTTCAAAAGTAAACTCCTCTTCTGTAGCATTGTATCTTAAAAATCTACCATCTCCTAGATTAGAATCATCTACATCATCTAATCCAGTAAGAGTGCTGCTTCCTAATGAAGTAGAAGCAATACCAACCCATCTAGAATTATCTCCATCATATATCAATAAATCATTATTGGTAGCATCAAAATTTACATCATCAAGATCCTTAATAAATCCAGCACCACCTCCACCAATAGTGTATAACTGCTGCTCAACTCTGTTTACAAATAATCTATAGTTTGCTGCTAAGTCTTGAAGAGTAGCAAACTTCTGATCTGTGGGAGTAAGAGGATCATCTCCTTGTTTCTCAGATGGATCAGGTGCAATAGGACGATTGTTAACTATCTCCTCACTCAAAGTTTCTTGAGTTCCTTTTATATCTTTTACAATTTTATAAAGTTCTGCAATATTAATGGTATGAGTTTCTGCTTTGTCGCTTAATTTTTTAATATCTTTATCATAGTATTTTACCTCTGGCAAATTAGCAACTTCTTCCTTCAATCCATTAAAGTAGTCTTTTATTTCTTTATTAGCATCTCTATACTTACTATTAGATTCATTAATCTTCTTTTCAATATTTTGTTTTGCTTCATTCAATTTACTCAATACACTCTTCTTCAATAATCTATCATCATCTTTAAATTGATTCCTATGCTCATATATTTTAAGAGCAGTTTCTTTTAGTTCCTCATATATTTTATCTTTAGTTTCTTGCAGATACTTCTTTACTTCTTTAATCTCAACTTTCTTTTCAAAATCTTTGGTGTCAAAATTTTCTGTTAGATTCTCAATGTCTTGATTGAATGTATCTTTGAGAGTTCTAAGATTATCATTGACTTTATCAAAGTCATCATCTATGACACTAAAAGTTTTTCCAATCCAAGAAAAATCAGGAACTTCATTTACCTCATTGACCCACTTAGGAAATTTAGGAATATCTGCTCTGACACCATCTATGCTTTCTTTTAAAGATTCTATATCACTTTCATAGTATCTTACTTCTGGAACTTCTGGAATGCTTTCTTTAACTTGCTCTATATGAGTAAGGAGTTCTTGCAACTCATTATCATATGATTTTATTTCAGGTATCTCAGGAATACTTTCTTTTACATCATTGACTAGACGTAATAACTCAGGCCAAGGAGGAACAATGTCCTTTACTTCCGCAAAAGTTTCTCCATTAGCATCTTCTATGGTTTGTGTTTCTTCCTCTACTTCTATATAACCTTCTACTGAGGGTAAATCTTCTTCTTCTAATAAGTCAGCAACTGACGGAAGTTCTTCTAAACTCTCTGAAAAGTCGTCAATAGATGGCAAATTTTTATAGTCGTCAGACATGTTATGAGTATCTTAGTACTTTGGGATTTCTCTCCCTATGTTTTATTTAGAATCTTTTGGAATGCTATTCTTTAATAATTTTTGCAACTCTGCAGTTGATCCAACAAATAAAGCATTGTTGACAGTGTTGGGACCTTTAGATACTTTATCTTCTTCTACATCTTTTAATTTCTTTTGCAAATCCATAAGTTTGTCAGTAGCATCAGATACACTCTTAATTAACTGACCAGCAACTTCATATGCTCTAGGCATTTCACTATCCTGAGCTAACTCAAGAATACCATCAATTGCCTCTTGCCCCTTTTCTATTATACTGTATAGATTACCTCTTGTATATTCATAATCTCTTTCTATATCTGACCTTTCATGCTTCTCAGGTTTAGTAATTCCAACTTCAGTAGTTTCAGTAGAGACTACTTCCCCAGTGACATTAAATGCATCATTTAATTTGTCAAAGTTTTTAGTCATTAGATGGTTCCATCAAATCCAAAGTCATCACCAAATTCTATGGCACTATTATCACTAGCAGTGATAACTTTAATTTCTGCACCAAGAACATGAGATGCTGCAGTGCTGTTGTCTTGTGCTCTCTTGACAGTTAGTGTTGTGCCAGAGATAGACTCTACAAACATCTCCTCTTGATCTATGTATATGTAATTAGTTTTCTGTATGCCATCTACACTATTAACACTAAAGATTGCCACTTTATCATCTATGTTCTCACTTAGGTTTGTAGTGACTGTATCTCCATACGCTTTAGTGGCTCTAGGTACAACACTATAAGTAACCTCCCTAACTGGGGTTGTAGTTTTGGAACCAGCAACATATCCAATAGATGCCTTTTTGATAATATCTTTGGATACATCTGTGTTAACTGGACCAAAGAAATATGTCTTGGCAGTAAATCTCATAGTATAGATTAATGCTCTTCTAGTGGAGAAATCACTCTCATAATCATCACTAGTAGTAATTGAATTTAAAACAATGGGAATATCTCTCTTCTCTCCAATAGTATCAACTAAGTCTACTGATACAGTGTAAGCAGGTTGAAAATATGGAAGTATTTGCTCTACTATCTGAAGCATATCATCATTTAACTTAGTAAAAATACTAAGTTCAAAATCTAAGTTATATGGTACAGGAAGATATGTTTTTGCTATTGTACTTTTATCACCCTTTACACCTTTTAAAAATGTTTGTGTGGTTGTAGATTTTCTAGATGGATCATAATTCAGACCATTCATTTCAAAAGACATTCTAGGCAAACTGATCTGAACAGGTCTGTTTAGATCTGGAACTTGCTCCAATCTTGCTAAAAATTTCTGAGTGGGACCATATGCTAGAGGAACTTTAGTGGTGCTAACAACAGAGTCATCGCTACTAGTATGTTGTATATTTACGTTGTTAAAGATAGAACCAAATGATATAATGGTTCTTCTCATTATTTCGTGATAAAAATACTCAAACATTTTTATAATCCTTTTATATTGTATTTATGGCATTCCAAATGGATTAGACTCTGTAAAGTCTAAGATGTCATCTGCAGCACTTTGTATTGGCGTATTCTCTGCAAATCCATCATCATCATTTGTAGCAGCAACTATCTGATACTCATAAGTAGCACCTGATGTACCACCTGTGATAACTTCTCCAACTGTAAATTCACCACTTGTGATAGAAACTTTAAGTTCTCTAGTAGATGCATCCCATGATTTGACTCTAGCAGTTGTGCTACTTGCAGCACCAGTTACAACTTCATTGAATATGTAATTTCCAGAACCACCTGTAAATGGTGAAGTAACTGTTGCAGTAGGAGCACTAGTATATCCAGAACCACCATTAGTAATTCCAATCTGAGTAACAATACCAACTGTGTTACCACTACCTACATACGCAATTGCAGTTGCTGTTGTTCCTGATCCTGGTGCTGATGAGAAAGTGATTGTTGGTGCAGTAGAATATCCACTACCACCAGTAAATGTAACAACTCCTAGTGTGCCATCACTGATTGTAGCAGTAGCAGCAAAACCTGCTCCTCCACCACCTACAACAACTACACTTGGAGCAACTGTATATCCAGAACCTGGATTGATGATATCAATTCTTTGTATTTTAGAAGATTTAACTCCATCATAATCAACTATGTCATCTGTCATAGATGCTATACCAATAGCAGTGATTCCTCCTGCAGGTGCAGATGAGATTGCTACTCTTGGGAGACTAGTATAATCCTCTCCTCTGTTAGATATAGTAACAAAAGATACTCCACCATCCACTATGCCAGTTGTAAGCACTGCAGGTGTTCCTGATGCCACTAGAGTAAGTGTCTCAATGTAACCTGCTTTCTCTAGGTTATCATCAATATCACCCACTCCTGTGTCAACCACCTCATCCTCATATCTGTAAAGCTCACATCTAAGTTCATATACATAATTCTTCTTTAACTGGTAGAATGGTTTTTCATGTTCTACAAATTTAATCTCAAATAACCTATCTCCTAGTGGGAAATATACAAGATCTCCCTCTTTTGGTCTAGTTGCTAATTCTATATTTGGTATATTTTTGATTAGTGGCGTAATATAATTTTCAAATCTATCTCTTGAGATAACCAAGGTTAAATCATCAAGTGCCTGAACACCAAACTTGGATAGCAGAGAACCTTGTCCTTCATAACCATCAAAGGTATCTACATATGCTTCAAGTGGTATTGCTTCTTCAAATTTAGATTCTATGACCTCCTGTATTACAGTGTTTTTAGTAATGTATGTTCTAGGAATGTAGTAAATCTCCACTCCATACATTTTAATCTGTTCATTTATTAAACTTTGAACTAGATTTTGTTCACCAGAAGACCCTTGTAGAAAGAAAGGATTGAGTGCCATATTATTAACCTATCATATCTAGTGGAGGAAGTTCATAAGTATTAGACATCATCTCTCTTATCTTATCTAAGTCTTTTTCAGCATCTTCATATATCTCTCTCCCATTTAATTCTACTCCACCTGGCAACTTAACTCCCTGAAACTTCATGAGATTTTGCCCCCACTGTCTCTTGATAAGTGCAGTAGCATATGGTTTTAAGAATGAATCATTATAAACTCTAGGATATGAATCTGGATCTAGAAGTGTAAAACAATCAATTACTAGATGATCATCAACAGATAAACTACCCCAGTCAAGGTCTAAGTATAATCTATCTTGTCTCTTGTTAAATCTTATCTGCTTCTCTGTGGTAAGTAAAAAATTAATATCTTCCAAATAAGTTTTTACCATAGCGTATGAAAGAAGTTCAGTAGCACCCCAATAATATATGTCATTCAAAAACAACTGATACTTCACACTAAACATATTGTTAGTGATGGTGTTACTTCCATCAAAGTGAAAAATTTTAGTTACTCCTAATACTTCTGGAGGAATAGGAAGGAAGTTGCTATTCTCAGTATATCCAAATTGAGTTGTTACTCCTACTGTAGTATTAACTGTGGTAGTTGTTATACCTGCACCACCAGTTGCCTTTCCTCTATCAATATCTTCTTGTGTTATCTTATACTTTAAATAGGTTTGATATACACCATCAAAGTGTCTCTCTTGAAAGTATTGAATAGCATCATCTATCAGATCATCTATTTGCTCATCAGCAACATTTATTTCTAGAACAGGCGCACCAAGTTTTCTTTTGCAGTAATCAATGAGCTCTGATCTAGTGGAAGGTTGCGCCATCTATCTACTTTACTATTATAAGTTTATTTATGGTGCTGATGAAATACCAGATATTACTAATACATCTCCTGACACTATTCTAAAAATTGATGATCCAGATCCAACCAATACATCATATACATACCTACCTTCTTTTAAATTTCTAGTAGCAGTAGATCCTAATGACAATCTAAACTCCCCACCCTTGGCACTGGTGAATCCAACATTGAATGTTGCTTGAGCACCTAGTGTAGCACCAATAGCAACACTCTTTGCAAGTTGAGCAGAACCAGTATATCCAGTAAAATCAAAAGCAGTTCCTGAAGTTCCAACTACAGTATAGTCAGCATCCAAGTCTGCTCCTGTATTGATGGTGAGATTTACACCATATGCAACACCTGAACTAGGATCAAAAGTAAAAGTGTTTTTAGCCATTAGACAGTGCTCTTAGTAAATTTTTGATTTCATTAATATCATCCTTTAAGTTTTTCAATTCATGCTCCATATTATCTATTCTATTAGATCCTTGTCTCTTTTTTTTGCGTAGTGAAATATAATTATTATATTCACTGCTGCTAGTATTCACAATAGCATTATTATTGTCATCACGTTTAAGATTGACATGTCCCTCTACTTTCATATTATGCAAGTGCAATAACTCTAAGATTTTTAACTCTAGGTGGTTGAGCTTGATTTGTACCAGTTCCTACCAATTTAATACTAAAGTATCTGAAGGTAGACAAATCATCAATGGTGAATTCATAATCATTATAAATTACTTGATTTGGTGTATATGCTATAACATCTGTTTTAGCAGTCAAAGTATCAGGTAATCCATTATTTTTTGCTGGATCTATGATTTGTCCAGTTGCTAATAAGTTAGTATGACCAGGAAATGGTTCATAAATTAACTCATCATTAGGACCCTCTGAGACAGCATAGAATGCTCTTATATCACTAGTAACATTGATATGTGCTTCCATGTGAATCTTGATTCCAGTAGCTCCAGATTTCAAAGTAATTGGTTTGCATGCATAAACAAATGCATTAGGATCATCCTTCAGTGTGTTAACTCTATTGTCTGTCACATAATCAGTGATTGGTTGATTCAATCTATTAGAGCATAATATGACCCCAATCCTATCTAAATCAACTATTGGAGAAAGAGTTGGATCTGCTCCAAATAAAGATAAACTCATGGTGAGTGATTTATTATCTGGAAGACTTGGCAATGATGTTGTTTCATTAACTCTAGAAGCTATCATTCTAGGAGTAGACATATAGTTATCACCCTCTAGACTAATATTTTCAAATCCTTTATCAACAAATGGAGATTCTGATCCATCAACACTAGATGATGTAATGGTTCTTACCTGTGCTGTTAAAGTAGTTCCTGCTGGAGTGACATTTTGAACTATGGGTGTTATCACTTCAAATGGTATATTTTCAGTAGATACAATTTTTGATCCACCAGAAGATTTGGTTTGTTTGAATTTTAATTTTGGAAGACTAGTTCCTACGGATCTATCTACTCCATTAGCAGATGTGTCAATTTTTATATTGAAGAAATCTAACCCTTGAGGGTTAGTTATAGTAGCATTTGCTAAGTTGTGATTAGTATTAATTCTTCTTAATGAGATACCATTTAACTCATATTTGTTGACTATATCAAGAGCACTATGTGATAGCGTCTTGGTTGAATCAACTCCTCTAGTAACTCCAGTTAAGGTGTTATTACTTACTCCACTATAAGAGAGTATCTCACTTCCAACCTTGACATAACCTAGATTAGTAGAACCAACACCCACACTTTCAAACTCAGCAAAATCTGTAGCATCATCTAAAGATATAGATCCAGTTGATGCTGAATCATAATCTGCAGATAATACAGTTGGTTGAACATCTGAAGTTACATCATTTATAGCAACTATATTTTGAGTTGAATACATTCCATGATTTTTTTGATTGACTTTTATATGAAGTCCATCATCAATAGTTACAGGAGAATCTGACAATAAAACATTTCCACCAGCAGAGTGATTTAGTGTGGTTACACCAGCACCTGTGACATATTGAATAGTTTTAGTAGCACCAGTTTCAAAATCACCTTGAACATTGTCAAGAACAAATTCATTAGTTCCAGTGATGGAAGCAATTGAGAATTTAATTCCTTGACCTAGTGATGTTAGTCCAACAGTGGATACACCAACTACATCTCCAATAGAATAACCAGTCCCACCATTAGTAACAGTTGCAGCAACTGCCACTCCATTGGTTATGGTCATATTCAATGTTCCATTTCTTCCTCCTCCAGTTTGAGTGACCATAGGAACATGATGATATGTTTCACTTCCAGATGAAGGTGTATATCCAACACCAGCATTAGTAATTGTTAAGTTGCCAGTTGCTGTTCCTGCAGCACCAACAAATCTTCCTGTGGCATTGCTACCACTTTGCTGAACAATATTTCCAACTGTTATTCCAGTATCAGATATGGTTGTGTTAAAACCAATTCTAATTTTATTTGATTTAATTTCAAATGAATCTTTAAGAAGAGGTGGAACATCATCAGAGAATGTAACCAAAGGTGGATTCACAAAATTAATAGTTCCAGATCTTTCGCTAAATCTTGCTCTATAAAGAGTAAATTTAAGATCTTCATACTGACTAGCATTCCATGTCTCTCCATTTTGGGATTTAAACAAAGAACCTAGAGTAGGTTGTTGACTAACAACCACCTGTTCAGCTTCAGGTCTATCTTTAGTTTGAACATCAGTTTCACCCATTCTAGAAATCCAAGCAGTATATTCATTGCTTGTAGATAGTAAAACTATTGAGTAAGATTTATTTTCAGGTAGATATACTGGAGATGGGAATGTTACTGTAGTGGGAATAGATGCATCATCAGATATATTAACATCCTCAGGATCTAATACTACCTCACCAAAAGGAATTATTTCTGTAGTAGGAACTCCAAGATTCATTGTTCTTAATTGAACACTGCATGGTAAGAACTCATCTTTTGATCCAAAGAAAAGATCTACTTTAGTTACGTATATTGCATTACCTACAAAGAATGATTGGGCAAGAGGGTCTCTAACACCAAATCCACATTCCTTAGTTAATGCAGAGTAACCACCTTTTTCTGTTATACCAGTTTCTGCTGCAATAGCTGCAAAAGTTTCTCCAGCTCTAGCTTGACCTTCAGCACTTGCTTCAAAAGCTTCTACTGCACCCTCAGTATTAGCAAATTCAAGATGCTCCTCCATTCTTGCTTGAATATCAGATGAACTAGCATCAGCACCTAATTCTAAAGCGATTGCTGCAGTCCAATATTTTACAGCACCTTGATCTGGTGGTGTTTGTCCAACATTTTCAAACTTAGCATAAGCAGCAGCGATAGGATCATTAACTTGAATTGTTACATTATTGTTTTCATCAGTAACAGGAACAATACCAGTGTTATATGATTCCTGATCACTTAATTTACCAATAAATGTTGCTTGCTCTGAGAAAGTGTCAGCCACTTCAGTGGCAGTAACATCCTCTATATAATGAACAGTTGCTGGTGAAGGTCTAGTGCTGATTGTTTTGCTAGAAGAAGATGTAGTAATAGGACCTGATATGGACTTACTTTCAACTTTAGTTAAAACATCAGTTGCAATATTTTTTACACTGATAATGGTAGATTGTAAAGTGCTAATAGTTCCACTGGATTCAAATACCTTTGAAACATCAGTAGAAACATTAGATGCTATTTGACTATTAACATTACTACTAGTAAGTCTAAAGACTTTCTTCCCTGTTTCAAATTTTGGTGAAGTAATCTCATTGGGATCAGGAATAAAGAAAGATCCAAGAACACTACCAACCACATCACTTCTTAATCTTAAATTAGAAATTGTAGCTTGAGCACTTGATGTTTCTCCAACTAATGTAAGACCAGTTTCAATATGCCCAAAGAATGTATTGTCTGCTTTTTCTGCTAGAGTATCTAAATCTATGTTTAGTAAACTAGATGTAGAGGAATACAATTCAGGAACATCAACTAAATCTGATGAAGTAGAAGATGTGTTAGAAGTTGTAGTAGATGATTCTGGTACTATGTTATCTACTATAATTGCACCCAAAGTTCTTCCAGTTCCACCTGAATAAAGAGGAGTAAACTGATAATATGGATTAGACTTATATGTTTGAGTAGGAGCATCAAAAGGTCCACGTTTGTGATTTGATTGTGCTACCTTAAATCTTATTAACTCCTTACCATTAGCAGTGGTTCCTATTACAGTTTCACCTACTTGGAATGTACCAGTAGTCATTGTAATTTCAAGAAGTTTAGGAATTATATACTTTGATACATCTTGACCATCAAAGAAAGCAAAAAGTCCTGTTGATGGTTTTAAAGTTCTAGCATCAAATTTAATATTTCTAGACCTCATGTTGGAGGTAATCTGTGTATTGATTACTTTTGGACCTTCATTAATAGTACTAAATGTTTCTCTAACTAAACTCTTACTTGCTGTTCTACTAGATTGTCCAACTCTTTGTTCATTTACAGTAGTAGTTCTAATAAGTTGGTCATGCACCCAATCATTAGTTGTGTCTGACCAATTTTCTTTAAATCCAGTCCAATTATCAGACCAAGAACTCCATGTTACAGGACCATATCCAGTTCTAGAATCAAATCCTGAAGCATCTAATTGTTCAGATGTATTTGTATAAGTTACTAAATCATCATGCTTAGCTTCTAATGTAACTTCATCAAGCCATATGTCACTATCTGGAACTAGATCTACAGTTCCACCATAGTAACTTACTAAGTAAGGTGTTATATTTTCAACTCTTGTAGCAAAAGGTTGTTCAATATGTACAACTTCATCATAATCTAAAGTTAATACTCTTCCAGTTTTTCTAATACCATTAGCACTATTTAAATCTAATTTAAGATCTAATTCAGTAGTATGATGTGATGGTCTTAACTCTCCATTATGATAATCTATGGAATTTTTTACAATTGTAGTTTTAAGTTGAGTTTCAGTATTAGAAAAATCATCAACAAAGAAACCAGATTTAAATCTATTCAAACCATCTGTATCAGTGATTTGCATATTTAATGTATCACTTTCCAATAAAGAAAGAGATGTGAAAAATTCTAAGTTTTCAATTCTCTTTTCAAGTTTATTGATATCACTCATTTGATATCTCTTGTAGTTTGCAAGAGTGATACTTGCATTATTCACTTCAAATAAGTAAGCAGGTAATTTAATTGATGCTATTTCTAATGCACCATCTATTGGCACTGGAAACTCTGGAGTTTCAGCAGGAACTCCTTTTATTAATTGAAACTCACCATTTTTAGATAAGTAAATTTTATCACATCTAGGAAGGAAGAAAGAGTAATCTAATAATATGGATTTGTCAGATGCTAAAATATTCTTAGCAGAATTTCCTGATGAAGTAAATGATCTACCTAAGAACTCAAATGGAGAACGAGATGTTCCTGTAAAATCAGAAACTCTAGGTCTAATATCAATGAGATCACTTACTCTACAATTATTAATTACATGTAAATCACCATAATCAAAGTTATCATATGAATTGACAGTTGTGATATCTCCAGTGTCTGCTGCAGTAAAAAATGCAGATTCAAATATTATGCTTATTCTCTTTGTGGGTGCATCATATCCATCTTTTCTCACTATTCTGGCATAATCATAGATTGTATTTCTTTGACCATCATCATAAGTAAATTCATCAGTTATATTATTAGAACTTAATGCTACAGCTCCAACTGTTGCACTAATTCCAGACTCTTGGAAAGTTACTATTTCTCCTATCTGAAGATCAAAATCATTTAATAGAGTAAATTCAATAGCAGCGTCAGTGCTCTTCTTAACATATATTCCAGTTGACTTACTTGAATCTCCAACAAATTTTTCTCCAATTAGAAGATCACCAGTTCTACCTGTAGAACTATTGATAGAAGTTAAAGTCAATATTGGTAAAGTTGGATTATTGACATTAGAGGATTCATATATTCCAAATACTTCAGTTACATCAGGAACATTTAAAGAGATCTCACCATCTTGAACTCTTGTTCCAAAAATTGAATTGAAAGTTAATCCATCATTTAATGTGGTTGTTCCAATACCAGATGTTGAATTAGCTGAACCTACTACAGTTAATAAATTAATTTTTTGTTTTTGTTTTATTTTTGATTTTACATTTATTTTTCTTATTGTAGCTATCAACTTTGCTGGACTATCAGTTCCTAATCCATTAATTGTTACTTGAGTAGAACCTGAATTAAAAACAAATTTATCTGAAGATAAAGGTTCTGTGCTACCATCAGTTCTTATTAAGGTATAATCCTCTTCATCATAAGGTAAGAAAGTTTCATCAGAACTTCCACTGCTGATTGTTCCAGTAGAATTTCCAGTGATGGTAACATCAAATTGTTTTTTAATGGTAATGTGAGAATTTGTTAAATCTACATTAGATACATTTTTCTTAGGTAGATGAGTATATAAATCATTGTCAGTTGATGATTGGAATTGTGAAGTTAATATTTTAAAATTGGATGGATTTATTTCTCCAGAAGTGGCATCACCAGCTATTACTGTAGGAAGACCACCATCACAAACACCACCAACTGTGGTTACTCCAGATATGGTAAGAGAATTTTGAGATACACTTTCAACTCTTGCATAGGATACTATGCTTTTGCCAGGACTACTATATTCTACTATATTACCAACTGTAGCAATTCCAATAAAGAATTTACTTGGGTCTGCACTAGTTACTGTTGAGATTCCTAAGGAAGCACCTGAAGTTGTTGCTGAACTAACATTGACTTCTCCAAGATTTGAAAATAAAGTTTGCTTTACATCAGCATTGAAAGTGCTTGCTGTGCTTACAGTTCCATTAATAGACTTAATATCACTGGTGCTGAAAGATGTGGATGCTGCTGCAACATTTCCACTTTCTATTCCATTAAAAATTAACTGTTCTCCAGGTATAAACTTACCTTTGGTATTATATGCAGTGATAGCAGTACCAACAGAATTATATCTTAAGAAACCTGTAGCTCCACTAGACTTACCTTTAATATGTGTAGGAACAACTAAAGCATCTTTTGGATTAGTATTTAAAGTTAAACTAGTATAAGTTTGTATATCATACAAAGCTATATCCCATTCATTCTCAGTGGGGACTGAACTATTATATGATCCAGACTCTAGAGCAAAATCATATACACGTGCTAATCCTATCTCTTTACCAGCAGCAGTAGTTGAAGCAGCTCCTATTCTTTGATCTCTTAAACTTACAGTATAATCTGTTCCTATTCCTATGATAGGAGAACCAGAAACTCTATTTAAAGTAAAAGTAGGTCCTGTAACATAATTAATACTTTGAGATTCTAAAAGTTTTGTTGTTCTTGGTTTATCAAAATCTAAAAATGTAGGAACAATACTTTCTATATCATACCCTTCTACATATGCTTTTCCTGGTGATAACTTATAAGTTCCTAAATCATCACTTGGAGTATTATTGTTATAAGTTTTTTGATTTGAATTAAATATACCATTATTACCTTCAAAATCATTCAATGTATTTTTGGCAGTTAATGAAAATGGTTTAATATAATAGTTTCCAGACTCATCAAAAGTTCTTTTTGCTAATTCATCTCCCAACTCATTATAATCACTTTCTCTACGCACATATATTAATTCACCACCTCTGATTTCCATCAAATTTATAAAGTTTGTTGGTTTAGTTTCCTCTGGTGGAAGAGATGTTAAACGCACAGATATACTTAACCTATCAGCACCTGGTGCTGTAAAATTACTAAATCCAGAAGCATTGTCAGTTAAAGACTCATCTAAATCAGAAGTAACAATTGATTCTTGAATACGCAATCCAACATTAAAATTACCATCATTACGATATGGATCTAATACCAAAGTTTGAGATTTTACTTCTAAAAAATATCCTCTTACAAAATAGATACCCTCAGATAAAACAGCAGCAGATCCAATAAAAGAACATGCTTCAGTTACTAATTGAGCAACAGGTTCTCCTGGTTGAAATATGACTCCTGTTCTAGTGCTTATTGAATTATTATCTAATAATAAACTTTCTCCTGATACAAATTTTTCATTACCCTCTCCCCCAGTATTCAAGTAAGTAACAAATAAAACATACCAATTGCCACCAGTAACTCTTCCTATGTACGATTTTATTTTTGCCTTTACTCCAGATGTGCTACCTATTACTACTTTACCTAGTAAATCATCTAGATATGATTCTACATTTATACCTTCATTTGATACTTGAATTCTAATTGAATCATAAGCACCATTATATCTAATTCCACCTCCAGTTACTGAAGCACCATCTTTAAATATATGTTGACCAAATTTTTCAATTTGATTTTGGAGAAGAGATTGTACCCCTGTCAGTTCTCTTGCTTGAACTGGCAATCCTGGTTTAAATAATATTTTACAATAAGTATCTTTTGCATCAAAATCGTCAAAGTACGGAGCGACGTTTAGATTTGTTTCCTGTGGCATGAGTCTTTAGAATTGCAAAATAACTTTGATATCTTCTCTTTGATTTGCAGACCTAGTTATAGAAGGTCTGTTATCAACATAAATTATATTTCCAGAGTACTTCTTAACTTCAGGGTTAGCAACACCCTGAACAAAACTCTGTCCAAGAAAATATTTTCTATTATTTATTACTGTACTTATACCAGGACTTCCTGATGTTCCAAAATTAGTATCTATTCCTAGTGTACCTTCATTACTAGCTATATTTACATTTCCTCCACTAGTTGGATTAGCAGTAAATCTGTGTAATGAAAGACCATATGTAGGATCAGTTTTCAATGACCCATCACTATTAAATCCAACTAAACTTTTATCTTGCCAATATTTCAATACACCAGTTACTTGATCATAAGAAACAACTCTTCCTACAGCAGTAGATCCTATTCCTATAGTTTGAGTAAATTCACCATCTAGATCAAAAGTAGCAGTAGTAAAACCTGCTCCAACTAATTTTAATGCATAAAGAGCACTTGCTTTGGATAAAGTTAAGTTTGCATTAGACTCAAAAGCATGAGGGTTTTCTACTACTCCTATTCTAGCAATTTGGTTGCCAGTGATAAAATCAGGATTTTCATTATCATTTTCTATTTTAGAGTATATCAATACATTAGTCGCTCCTAACTCTCTATAAACATCTGCTCCATGTCCACCTTGAGGTGGAACAATTACATTAAAGACTGGCACTGTTGTTCCAGTAGGAACTCCTCCTCTAACCAAATCAACAGTTCCATATGTATATCCAGATCCACCTTTTGCTATATTGATAGATTCTACTTTAGCATCATTATTAATAACTATGGTTGCTTCTGCTCCTGATCCATCTCCACTAATAGGCACACCAGTATATGTTCTATTTGCAGTTCCTATTCCAGATCCTCTATTGATAATGGTAGCAATTTTTAATTGACCACTACTAGATGCATTATCTCTAACAGCAGCATCCTCTGTGTTTGTTTCCCAATCAGTAGGAACTGGCATAAAATTGGTAGAATCAAACTTAGAAATATCACCTGGTTTTATTGTATAAAGATATTTCCATATATAACCATCACCACTATCTCCTGCTGTTTTTGGTTCAAGATCTGTAAATGTTGGTTGATCTAGAGAAGGTCTACCTGATAAGTTTTCTGGATCTGTTCCATTTTGTAAGCATATATAAACCTTAAAATCTTCATTTACTATAAAATATTTTGCTGCATATATGTTAGTAGCATTAGATGGTTTAGAAATGTTTGTTCTACTAATATCACCTCTATACATGTCATAAGTTATACCTGATGCCCATGTGTGCTTAGTAACCACTCTACGCACATCTGAAGAAGTAATTTTCTTCAGTGCTACCATAGTATCCCAATAATCATTTTCTTGATCAAAACTATCCTTTGGTGCAGGAGGATTTGATTCCCATGTTGAAGAATAATTAGTAGCATTAGGCAAACCAACAAAAGAATAATATGAATTAATTGAAGAAGTTGCAGTAGAAACAAAATTCTTCGCATTCAATATTCTAAGTTGATCAGTTATAATTGCTGACATTTGAACTATTTTTTTAGTTATTTATGTGTTGTAATTTGCAGATCTTAATGGGTTGATCCTTTCAATAATGGCTGAGGTAGTTATACCAACCAAACCATCACTATTTCCAGCATATGAATTAAATGTTCTAGCAGATGCTCTAGGTGCAGTGACTATTCTGCCCCAACTATACTCTCCAAAGAACTCACTGTGTCCAAGTCCAGATAATCCATTATAATCTTGAACACTGACTGTTACTTGTGCAACATAGGTCAATCCAATTCCTATGCCCATAGTTTGAGCAATAGAAACTTGAGCAACTTCATATACATTATCTATAAATGATGTTCCAATACCCACCACAGTTCCATCTTGATATAGAGAAGTTACTGAAGCACCTACATTAGAATTAAAGACTGTAAAGTAATATCCAGTTTGTATTCCACTGACAGTAATAGCAGTGCCAACTACATCAGAGTCTCTGAATAGAGAATCTTTTGGAAGTAGTAAATCAAAAACTATACCAGTAGATGCTACTCCAACAGATGTAGTAGAAATACCAGATATGATTCCAAAATCACCAGATATATCTACATCCTTGATAGTTTCAAAAGATGTGATAGATTTTGGTTTACCTATCAAAACTGATGGAGCAGAAATGCTAGTGTAGGCAAATCCAGTTGTGGTTCCACCAAAGGAAACAGTAATAGCATTGACAGTTCCAACTCCACTAATAGTAGCAGTTGCTCTAGCACCTTGAGAAGTTGTCAATCCTATTGGAGTTGTAATAGATACAGATGGTGCTATGGTGTATCCAACACCTGGATTTGTTATATCAAATGAGGTGACTGTTCCAGCAACAGAAACAAAGGCAGTTGCAGATGCTCCAACTAAACTATCTTGAGATATGATTCTAATATCATTTTGCGTATCATAATTTTCTTTAGAATTATCAAAGAAGGTTCTAATGTTAGAAACAAATATTACAGTAGATCCAACACCTACAGGTTGAATAATATTTGTAATAGGATATATCAATGGTTCATAATGTGGTCTATCTTTAGTGACAGCCTGACCATCAATGAATTTATCTTCAATTTGCTTAGACCAAGTTACAGCTCTTTGGAAACTCTCATTTGTAGTGATACCTGGTCCAGCATACAAATTAGTAGAAACAGTATCAGATGAGTTAACAATAGTAACTGTTCTTTCATTTTCCTCCAAAGAAAAATCTTGATCGTATAATTTTAATTCATCTCCTGCTTTAACTGTTTCTAATATATCAACACTGGTAACATCAACAGATCCAGTTCCTTGATAGAATAGAATTTTGGAGGTGTCACCCTCTTTTGGTGCTTCTTTAAAGGTAATAAAACTACCACCTTTAAATTCATAACCCTCATTAGGAACTTGAAGAATATCATTAATAAACACTAATATTAAAACTTCAACATCTATATTTGAACCTGGTTGAGCTTGAATTGTTTGTTGTGCTCCATTTAGTTTCAATGCAAATGAAACTGTCTTACCATCAAACAAATCATCAAGAGGATCTAATACTTGGAAATCACCAACAGTAAATCCAACAAAACTATCACTCACTGTTTCCTGAACAGTTAATTGGAATTCTCTAAACTCAGCAACACCTGCAGTTGGAATACCAACAGAACCACCAACACCTATGGTTAGTTTTTGAGTTTCTCCATAACCATATCCTTGATTTGTAATTTCAAAATCAATAACACTACCACCCAAACCAACAACTACATTTGCTCTAGCTTCAGATCCTACTCCAGATTGATTTGAAGAATAGAACAAAGGCATATTACTATAAGATAGTGGTTCATCTATTACAACCAATGGAGGATTGGTAGATGTATAACCAGTGCCAGGATTAGTAATAGCAACACTTACAATATTACCACCACTGATAGCAGCAGTACCAATAAACTCAATATTAGGTGATGTTGTGCTCAGTGTTTGAACACCAACATTTACCACTGTCTGAATACCAGATCTATAACCAGAACCACTATTACCAATGCTTATTGAACTAATTGTTCCTAATCCAGAAACAACTGCAGTACCACCTGCAGCAACTAGTGGTTGATAACCTAGACCCTCTGTAGATCCTACAGAAACAATAACACCACCAAGTGGAACATTAGAACTATTAGGATCAGATGCTACAGAAGAAATAGATCCTGTAAACTGAATACTGGTAATTCCTACACTCTCTATCAATGTATAATCACCAGGCACAGATACACCACCAGTAAATCTTTGTGGACCTTGAGCAACTTGATTGACCAATATTAGAGCATTATTTGTAGAGAAACCTGCTACATTGCTTCCTTCAGATTGAAGAGTAAATTCAGTTGTCAATCCAGTAAAGTTAGCAGAAATATCATCAAATATAAAGTTGCCAGCATATGGTTCATTAGAACTACCAGTAATGCCAGATCTCATAAATGATCTTGCACTAAATGTTGAGTGAGTTGCTATTCCAACAAAATCTCTCTCATCTGGTTCATTAGTTGTTGTTGAAATAGGAGTTAGTCCAACAGGAGCAGTATAGAAATTAACAGTGCTATCTACAATATTATAAGCACCATCTACTTTAGTAACCAAAGATCCATTGCTATGAGATGTTACTTGAGTTCCCATCCAAGGTCTAGTAACAAGAAGAACATTAGTAGCACCTAATCCAACAGAATTGACCTTCATTATTTCACTACCAAGTTTCAACATATCACCACCAGTTATGGAGGTAATACCTGATAACTTGATTTTATCTGTAGTAGAAGATACGTCAGCACTAATAGTTGTAGTTACAGAAGTAGAAACTATTGGTGATTGAATAACATTATCAATACTCAAAATACATCTTGAATTTTGTTTAGATGAAGTAAAGGAATGAGAAGTTCCTACACCTACTGCAGTAATATCCAAATAAGTAGGATTTGTCTTTAATGCATTTTCTGCAGAAGTAGCAAATCTAAGAGTGGAGTCATCAACTTTAATAGCAAAGACTTCATCTGGTAATTTGTCAGTAGTACCATAACCTGCTATTGCTTGTTCTTCAATTATGATAGCAGAAGTTGTTCCAGATCCAGTATATCTGTAATTTAACTTTTCTCCAGTTACAAAGTAGTGATCAGGTATTCTAACTGTATCTTCAACTAGATCAACTGTTGTAGTAGCACTACCAACAAAGTCTCTCTTGAATATTGGCAACTGTCTATGCTTAAGTTCAAATGCTCTCTTAACATCAGTCTCAGTAGCAGTATAAGCACCAAATCCAGTGTCAATAGTGGCATTAGTTAAATCTATCTCAGTAACATCACTTGCTTCATTTACCAGTCTTAAAGCAGCTTGGAATACTCTGACCTGTACATTAGCACTTGCTAGTGGAGTAAATGTAAGATTAGTAAAGTCTCCAGAAATGGCAGCACTGAAATCACCTAAATTAGCATTAGTTTGATTGATAGCATACTCAGTAACATATGTCTCAGTTCCATCATCAACACATATAACCTCAGATACTTGATATTGACTATTGGTAGTATCTTCAACACTTACAATATAATAAGCACCATTAAAGGTTTCAGATTCATATGATGCTACTGTAGTTGCAGATGGAGATCCACTAGCAGATATAGAAGTAAATTTTGAATCTAATTGAGAAGTATTTAATGATGTGGTTCCAACACCAGCAGATGAAGCATTTCCAAAATCTATATGAACAGTATTAGCAACATATGTGCTTGCAGTGCTCACTGTTGGATGCAGATCTAAATTAACTCTACCACCAGCAATGTATGCACTATAAGTTCCAAGACCAGGTTCACCAGATGCACTACCAACATTTGATGTTGTTAATTGTCCATACTCTACTAAATCCACATTAGTTCCATCATGAACCAAAGTTATTTCATCATGTTCCCAGTATGATGCATCACTAGCAGCATATGCTACTAATATCTTAGATCCTCTATAAGTGGTGGCAAAGGATACTATATTGTACTGTGTGGTGATTCCTAAAGGTATGGTAGCAGTGCTACTAACAATATTAACAATACCACCCAATCCAGTAGATCCAACACCAGCAACACTTTCAGAAATATTAAATGCAACATTAGAAACATCATAATTGTTGAATTTAAACTTTTTAGGGAAGAATAATAATCTTCCATCATCACCCGCTACATCCATGTCAAATGAACCTAGATCACCACCAAACTCACCTAAGTCAGTGTTGGTTTCAACTCTACCATATTGATTAAGGAAAATGTTACCAACATCATCATGAAGAGCAGAAACTAATAAAATTTGTCTCTCTTTGGTAAATCTCTTGTCTCTTATGAAAGCAATATACTTTCTATATCTTACGCTTGCTAGAGTAAAACTATCAACAGATTGGAAAGCATCTGTTCTAGCATTACTATTAAAATCTGTACTAATATCATCAATAGTCAATACTCTATTACCAATAGATTCATTAAAATCTTTTAAGATCTTAGAATCAAAAACTAATTCATCAGATATGACTTTAGAATCAATAGTTAAGGTTTTTTCTCTTACTAAATCAAAATCAAATACTGTGTTCATATCCATAACAGAAATCAAATCATTGATAACCTCAAATTTAGTTTCTGATTGAGAAATTGCTATTCCCACTTCTACTTCATTTCTTATAATTAAATCACTAAATTTTTTAAATCCTGCAGTATGATTTAAAGCAGAGACTGGTTCATTCCACTTATCAAACTCACATTCTGATTTTAAAGAATATGAGAAATATTGATAGTAATCACTATCAAATACTCTTTGTAAATTGCTATTTAAGAATCCAGTATTATTTTGGAAACCCTCTTGAACTATGGATGATGAATTAATATCATATAAAGAATTATCCACTAAAACTTCTGTTATAGTTCCTCTAGTTCCTGAAGATTCTCCTATAAAGGATTTTCCAATCTCAAAGTCTTGTGTTGAAGACACTCTAAGATAACCATAAGAATTATTCCAAGATTGTATAGATCCTCTCTTAGATCCAGAAACAACATCTTCACCTTTCTCAAATTCATCAACTTTCAACTTAATATCAAAAATTGGAAAATCTTTCTCAGCAACTATTTTAGCTGATGAAAGGTTAGGTTGGAAAGTACCTGGAGTTTCACCATCTGCTATTATATTTGATAAGTTGTATCTTACTGTTCCTAATGTTCCACCAATGTTAGGATCTGTTGCTAGAATTTCAAATAATCTAAAATCATAATTCTCACTATTAAATCCTCTACCAGTACTACCTACCCCAACACTAACACCCTCAATCATAACTTTCTTACCCACCTCAAATGGATAATTTGCAGCATCACTAAAACTAGCTCCAATTGTTAATGTTACATTTTTATTGCCATCATCATAATCTATACTGTTAATAGTAAATCCATTAGAGTTGCTAGTAGGTATAATTTTAGGAGTAACATTATTCAATGTTTTAGTATTACTCAAAATACTAACTTGAGTGTCACCTAATTTATATTCTAGATCAATATCTCCAACTTCTTTATTTGTTATTCCATCTAAAAGGACCAAATCAGGAGCTTCTAGATAATTGTTACCAACAGATGTAATACCAATAGAATCTAATGATGTAAGAAGATCTAATTTAATTAACTGTGGTATGTTAGCTTCAGGTCTAAGTGTTCTATCTGCAGAATAATCAAAACCAATATCTTGAATATTTGTTTTACTTATTTGTCCAATAGATCTTCCTCTAGTTTCTAGGATGGCACTATTACCATTTTTTGATATTATAGTGCTTATTCCAGGCAGAGTTCTATATTGATATCCTCTATCTTCAACTTGAACATTAGATATAGCTCCTTCAACATGCTTAGAATTAGTAACATATGATAGTACACCATCAGATGAGACATACTCTAATTTTTGAGGAAGATGAGGGGACACAAATGAAAATGTTGTGGTTCCAACTCCTACTAAAGAATGAGCACCTGTCAAAACACTAGGACTTAATCTAGCAGAGTTAGAATTATTAATATTTTCTGTGTCTCTAATAATTTCAGTTTTAAGTGGTGAATTTAACGTTTTGTTTACTGGAATCAAGTTATAGTATAATACTTTATCAATTTGATTTACATTTTTTATTGTCAAATTAGAATTAGCACTTATACCTACCCCACCAGTTTTAACCACATTAAAATCATCTGTCTTTCCTGATGTTACAAATAAATTACTTAAATTTGAATCATCATAAAGATTGAAATCAAAAGCACTATATGAAACTCCACCATCAATAAATGATAAAGATGAGTCAGAGAGATCAAATAACACTGTTTCATTTCTCTCTAATTTTATTGGAGGATTAATTGGAGAAATAGTTCCAGCAGAGGCACTGGTAATATTAATTACTTTTGGTTCTAAGTGTATTGCATCATAATAATTGTTAGATAACTTTATTGTATTTTTATCTATTACAGCAACATAATAAATTCTATTGTCAACTAAACCACCAGATGAAGTAGTTGCAGTGTGGATAACTTTTTGTCCACTATCATAACCATGTCTAGCAATTGTTATAGTATCATTTCCAATACTTACATCTCCAGAAGCAAATGTTCTAGGATCAATTACTAGTCTTCTATTATAATCATTATATGCTACCTTTATAGTTGTTGTTATTCCTGGTTGAATATTTAATACAATATCATCATTTACCTTAAGACCATGAGTAGAAGATGTGGATACTGTTACTGATGATCTACTTACTGAACCTGTCAATACATTATCATAGTTGGTTTTAAGACTATGAGATACACCAGTTCCTATTCCAATAAAGAATAGAGTGGATACTGTTGTTGTGCTATCAATTCCCACAAAAGATCCTGTAGAACCTAATCCTACTCTTGAAGTAGCAATTCCAATTAAATCTTTACTAAGTCTAGCTGCAAATACTGTTTGTCCTTGAGATAAGGCAAATCCATCAATTCCATTAGTTGATACTGATACAGCTGCTCCTGCATTAGTAGAATATGTTAAAGCATCTCCAGTTAACAATCCATGATTTTTAATAAAAACAGATTTAGTAGGAATAAATATCTCACTTATACCTGTGCCTGGATTTGAGAATGATAAAGTTGATCCAATTCCAACACCAGAAAGAGTTCCCAATCCAACTGATTCTACTGGATTAAAATACAATTCTTTATTTAATCTTAAATCAGCATTTTCTAGTTTGGTTGGAGATATGAAAGAAAAATTTCTTGGTTTTTGTGAAATAAGACTATTTGCTGTATGAGCATTACCCACAGTAGAATTATGTTCTCTAATAACTCTAATTCTAGATAAATCATTCTCAACATTTAATACTTTTACTTGCTCTGTTCCTATTCCTAAAATATCATTTTCTCTTATAGATGAAACACTATCTAAACTAAAATAGGTTACTATGCCAGTTGATGATGATGCATTAACTGATTTGAATAATTTAAAGGTATCAGTAGATATTCCAATAATCTTTGAAGAGTTGTTTCTTATACCTGCAGTGCTTAATCCAGAAACAAATACGTTTTCTACAGCATGAAAACTATGAGGTACAGTAGTATACCCAACAAATTGTCCAGCATATTTTCCTAGTATAAATTCTACATTAGAAAATTCAGTAAATCCAGCACTAACTTGACTTATAGTTTTACCTTGAATAAACTTAACTGATGCTTTAGCTCCATATCCACTTGATCCTGCATCTTCAAAAACTACTTCATCTCCAACTTTATATCTAGATCCACCAGTATTAATTCCTACAGAATCTATAACTCCTGAAGTAGTGGATGTAACAAGAGTACGTTGTTTATGAATATTGCTAGGATTAATAAGAAAATCATAACTAGTATCTTCTAAAAGAAAATTGTATGGTCCAGTATTTCTAACAAAATTTGTCTTATTTAAATCTAAAAGATCTTGATTTGAAGTGCTTTTGAAGTTAAATTCAATTGGTTCATGTTTATATGAATTACCTATAAAATATGGAAACTGTGGTTTTCTAAAGTTTTTGAATGCACCCTCATCATCATTTACACTTGAATTTATTGGTGCAAAATATGCATAAACACCATTGGGATACTCTGGAGTTTTGCAGAATCTACCATTGTGTTCATCTAAATCTTTATCTTCAGAGAAGATGTAATCCTCCACAAAAAATCCCTCAGAGTATATTTGCTCTCCTGTAGCAGTTAGAGGATTAGGTCTTACACTAGATATGGTTGGAGAGTATCCAGACTCAAGAATTTTAATTGGACCCCCAGAAGATCTAGTATATCCATATGGACCATAAATTGGAGCACCATCATATGCCCATCCAATTATTGGAGAATGAGTCACTGATACTTGTTCAATATCTTCTTGTAAATCTAGATCAGCAACAAAAACTTCTTTATCACCTACAGCCTTTTTAACCACCACAGATTGTCTTAATTTTCTAGGGGCATATAGGTGTGAGTATTGCAAACCATATTCATCACTTAAACCATTAGAAACTATTCCATCATCAGTGGTAATTTGATCATTTTGTATTAATCTTTCAACACTGTTGATTGTCCATGTTTTTGGATTAGAGAAAAATTTAGCTCCACTTCCGTTAGATGTTACTGTAATATTAGCATCAGTTGAAGTGTGTCCTATGCCAGCATTGATTATCTTTACAGATTCAATACTACCACCTTTTAAGATTGGAATAATTTTAGTTCCTTTTCCTTTTCCTACTAACTTTATATCTGGTGGTGAGTTGTATTCAGTTCCAGAATTCAATACTATAACTTCTGTTAATTTGCCATCAATGCTAATGATTGGAACCAATTGAGCGTTCTTTCCACTCTTAGGTGTAAAGGTTGGTTGCCTATTATAATTAATAACATCTGATGATCCATATCCAATTCCACCACTTTCAATATAAACTGACTTTATAGATCCTCTCACTACAGGACGTAATAATGCATTAAAGTTTTGACCAGATAGAGTAGATACACCTATATGACCAGTTAATGACACTGTAACAGGTGGATAATTGAATTCATGAATACCAGAACCACCAGAGAACAATTCAAGATATTCTTTATTTCTCACATGAAAACTAGCTGGTGTAGAACCAACTCCAACAGCAGATAACTTAAATGAACCTCCATCTACTGCAGTAACATAGTAATCAGTTAGAGTAGAGAGTCCAACTATTGGCGTAGTCTTATTATCATATCTAATCAGTTCTCCTGTCTTATATCCATGATTTGGAATGTTAATTATTCCAGTAGAAGTATTAATTCCAGATGATGTGACAGAAGTTAGTTTATTAGTATAACCAGATCCAGAACTTCCAATACTTATAGAACTAACAACTCTTTTCTTAATAGCACACTTAATCTCTTGTATTCCTACTCCAAAAGCAGTTAAGTTAACACTAGAAATGCCAGAGATAGCATCTGAGAAATTATCATGTAATGATACAGTAGTTGAGTCTTTAATAGAACAAAAATAAGGAGCGTTGGTTGTTAAACCAGATATTGCAGTTTGTTTGTCTGTAATGTAAGTTACAAGTTCCCCATCTCTGAATTTGTGGAATGTAGTGAATCCTATTGTATTATTTGTAAGATTTACGCTTCCTCCAGTTTCAGTAGAATCAAATGTTAAAGAATGATCTTTTTGAATTAAATTAGCAAATGCTATGCACCCAGATCCATTTCCGCCACTTACTTTTATGGTAGGTATATCAAGATAGTCAAATCCCTCATCTATTACATCTATTCTCTCTACAGAACCTTGAACTTCACAATAAGCAGAAGCTCCAACTCCAACTCCATCTGTAATGCCCAAAATAGGTGGATTTATGACATCATAGTTATCTCCTCCACTAGTAACTGGAATTTCTTCAATAGCACCATAATAAACAACATCATTTGACTTATAATTAAGAATTTCAACTCCATTTACCAAAATACCAGTTTTTCCTCTTGGAGTAGGTTTATTAACTAAAGCAGATACTGGAGTATCAATCTTTCTAATTAATTTTTGAGATTGTATTGATTTTTGGGCAAATCTAGTAAGTTCAAATTTATTATCAGTTACAGTTCCACTAAAAGTAACAAATATGTCATTTGAGATGTTTGCACTACTCTTAGAAAGTTTAATAGTATTGATATCTACTTTTTTAACAAAATACTCACTTTCATCAATATCTAACTTGTTATCATCACCACCATTTACATAAGTAACATTATCACCTGTTATGAGTCCATGATTGTTGATTGTTATTTCAGTATCTTCTACAAATGATCCAGAGAACTTAATATCTGTTTCTCTGATGTCTAAAGCATCATTAAAGTAACTTGGAATTGATGGAGATGCTATGTAAACACAACCTTGGTCCAAATAAGAGTTCTGAATGTTAGTGGTAAAGATACTACTATCAGGATAGTTGCTTAACTTAGCATTTGACAATAATCTTTGAATTTTATATGATCTATTTTCATTTAACTCACCAGAACCCTTAATCAATACTTCTTTAGAACTTATCAATGAAATAATTTCACAAGATAGTCCATCTATCAAAGCGTCATCACCAGATTTAAAATCATGGTTGTTAATAAGGTTTAATTTATATGTAAAGTTAGATGAGTCAATAAGTTCAATAGATCCTACATTGTAAGTAGCTGAAATATTGGAAAATAAGTTTTCAGTTACTTGACTCTTAGAAACAGATCCTAATCCTTTTGGTTCAATAATATTTCCTACTTCATTATAAAAACTTCCTCCAAATTCATAATTTAAACGTGACAAAACACCTGTAACCTTAACTTTTACTATATCCTCTGTTCCTCTTCCAGAAAAACCATAAGCAAATGAATCTATTCTTAAATCTTGAGTTGATGAAATATTTTTATCAATTCCAGTGCATCCATAGAATTGATTTAAAGATTTTGATGTATAATTTATAGTACTAAAAGATCCATCAATATAATCTGCTATCAAAACTCCTGTAGTTCCAAATCCAACTGTTGAATCCACATTCAGAACAGTAGCACCCACAGAAACAGGAGTTACTAATTTGGTGCTAGGATGTATAGAAAAATCACCACTTATTGAATCTAAATTAGGATTAAAGTCTAGACTTAACCTATGATAGGTTTTATCTCCTCTTGTAATTTTTTCTATACCACTAATAGCACCATTTGCTTTAGGGAAATTGAATACATTATCTTGAAATAAGTTTCTATTAATTAAATCTTGAGGATTACCCTCAATAGTTTCTACTACTAATTGTTTTGATACTTTATAGTCAGCGTTTGATGGTATAAAGAGAAAATCTCTTGGTTTTATAACTTCTACATCTTTTCCATACAAAGCTCTAAACAAAATTTCAAAAGATTGATCTGTTCCCTTTGAGGAGTAAAAATCTTTTGATTGCTTAATGAATAATCTCTTATCTATATCGCTAGAAAGTTGTCTTTCTTCAAATCCTGGTGTAATTTGTTTTTTTACCTTCTTAAAGAATTCTTTTAAGAAAAGAACACTTAAGTTTTTGACAGTTGCATCTGTAGAGTGTGTAGCAATGCCAGATTGAGAAAATACAAGACAATCTGGTTTATTAATACTTCTATACGATGTAATACCACTAAATCCTCTAGCACACCCAGTAAATGAGTTAGTAGTGATTCCAGTATATGTTATAATCTCATCATCAATCTCAAGCAATCCATATGTCTCAGGAAATCCAGTTGTAGATTTAACATCTATAACATCGTTTGTTATTCCAACATTACCAGATAAAGTAGTAGAGTCTACAAGGTCTACTAACTCATCAATTTTTATATACTGATCAATATTTTGCAAGAGGTCAAGTGTAGATCCTTGATTTTCTATGGCAGTATAATATTGGTCTAAAAATTCACCAGCAAGTGGAAAATCTGCTCTTATAAAATCTGGCAGTTGATTTTTAACAACTGAACTAATTTTGACTCTTGTATTGTCTGACATTTTATAGTTGTGTTAATTTCTTGCTAGTAAATTAATATGATGATATTGATGTAGTAGAAGAGGAAGATGATGAAGATGCAGTGCTAGTTCCACCTAGAAGTTGCAAATTAGTATCCCCTATCACATATGTATCTGAGGAAAGAATGGTAATATTTTTTCTTTCTTCTTCAGTTAATCTTGCTAAATCACCATTTACATAACTTGAGGTAGCTGTGTAATTAACCCCAGATCTATCATCTCCTGATTCAACATTATCAGCAATCATATCAATGGTACTATTATTAACATCTAATTGTAGATATAAATCTTTCAATCCAATCACATCATTTGATTTAGGACATCCAGAAACTTCTATAATTGGTATGTCTTGAACTTTTTTAGACGTTCCAACAATATTAATTGGTTTTATCAATATTTCTGCTTTTTGATAATCAATTGTACCCATATTTCCAGAAACTATGACAGGAGTTCCTCTAGATTGTAATGTGAATAAAAATAGGTTGCCTGTTTTCTTATCTGCATTAGGAAGGTCACTTAAAAAGACAGTTGTGGGTTGTCCAAACACTCTAAATCCAGATGACTTAATATTATATCCATTTATACTCTTTACATAGAATGCATTTCCAAAACACAACTCATATTCTGCATTTGTATTCAAAGCAGGTTTCATATCACGACGCATTTGAATTTTTGTGATATTTGATGTTACAGAGTCACTTGTATTATCTACAACTGCTTGAAATCTACTATATTTAAATTTAGCACCATATTTATTCAATTCAGATGATCTAGCATATGCATTTATGTTGTTAGATATTTGCGTTCTAAGAGAATTTGCACTTTGAGTTAAACTTGGGTTAAAATATGCATTAATATCAGCTTCAATGAACAAAAACTTCAAATCTTGTATTTCAGTGACTATTCCAGCAACAGAATATTTTCTTAAAATGTTATTTAAGTTATTTTTGATTGCATCTGGCACAAAAGGTCCAAAAAAGGGTTTTATAGTGATAAAAACCTTTCCATATTTTGGAGGAACCAAATCTTCACCTCCAAAAACTGATACAGACTCAGTTTCAGGGTATATTTTAGGTATGAGTGCCTCATAATCTGCTGCAGTGACTGCTCTATTGAATGTAGAATAGATTTTAGGGGCATAACGCTTAATTGAGTCCACAGATTCAATTTCTTTACCACCTGTAGAACCATTTATAGTTGTAAATATAGAAATTCCACTACTTACTAGGTTATTATTGTTATCTACAATTCTACCATTGAATGAGAATGAAGAAATATCATTTGCAGCAGCACCAGTGGCTGTAATATATGAAACTTCAATGAAATTAAGTGCTTCTAACTTTTTACCAAAGACGCCATCACCAAAAATGAGTTCATATCTCTGATCTTCTACTTCTTGAATGAAATATACACATGAAGAGGAGGTAACTTCTATTAAAGTATCTGAAAATACATATTTTTTAGAAGAAGTGTTTGCTTGAGTCTCACGAACTTGCACTTCTAAGGTAGAAGTGTCAATATTTGGGTTCTGAAGGATGTATCTTGATGGTGGTGCAGGGTTTTCTGCAGAAACAACAAAGTTTGAAGTTAAAAATGTCCCTTCATAGATCTCCACATCAGCAAATGTAGCAATTCCATCAACCACAGGCACTGTAATATCACTTGGAACACAAAATGAGTAACTTTCTGACCCAAAAGTAGATGCAGAAGTAGCTACTATGCCTTTTTTAAGTGTAAGTGTAACAGGTTTAGTGGTAAATCCAGTGGTATCTACAAAAAATGAGACAATAGCCTTTGCAGAAGTGACAGATCTAGGTGTATAACCAATATTTCTTGCTAAAGCTACTACATTTTCTCTTAAAGTGGCACTATCAATGAATACCTCATTGCTAATCATGTTAGCATTGTAGGAATTTATGTAAGTATTGTATGCTAATACATCAAGTATGGTAGAAAGATTAGATCCTTCAAAATCATAATCAGTGAAATTAGAATTTGCACGCAAATAATCCTTCAAAGAAGTTTTTATTTGATCAAAATCCAGATTTGTAAAGTTTACTAGTGCCATTTATCTAGTTGACTGTAGTGCAAATGCTAATTGTTGAGGACTAGCATCAATTCCTATGATATCATATGTAATTTTCACATCAAAAGCATTGCCATCAAAGTCAGGAATTGCTTTTACTGATCTTAATTTTACACGTGGTTCATAATTATCAATGGTATCCCTAATTTCATCCTCAATTAGAGAAGCAGTTATGTCATCCATATTCTCAAATAGCAATTCATGGACTCTGGAACCTAGATTTGGGTTAAAAAATCTTTCACCAGGTCTAGTAATTACTAAATTCCTTACAGAACGAGCAATAGCAGTCTCATTTTTGGTTGCGATCAAGTCTGAATTGATAGGATTGACCTGAAATGTCATACTCAGGTCCTTAAATCCCCTACTAACCCTTTCTACAGGCATGAAACTACAGTAAATATAAGTTATTTATTCACGTTCTTTCGCAATCTTCCAGAAATAATCATCCTGATCACCCATTCCATCATACTCTCTACCATTTTCTACCTGATAATACTGTGTAGACACCTTAAAGTCAGGTTGTTTAGGTTCTTTAGGTGTAATACTATTATCATATATTCTCATTCTATTGTTTGGGTACAGTGCATACTGTCCATTATCAAGTTCAATGAGGTTATGTGACTTATGTTCTGCAGGTGTTTCACTTGTAGAGTAATCTACAAAGTCAGGGTTGTCATGATAGTTATCCAGAGTGGCAACATAAGTGCCTTTCATGGTCCCATGATCCCTTGTATACAATTCATATGACATAGAACCTATGAATTGCTTTTGGATTGCTGTGACCCCATAATCCATGCAGTTCCAAAACTGTAGATTAAACAGATTCATATCAGGATCTGGTATCTCAGGATCAGTTAAGAATGCACTGATAGGTAACTTGTCAAACATTGCAGCATATTCTGGTAAATATGTCTCAAAATAAAAAGCACGTCCAGGCATGCTTTTAGCAGATACCCAGACGCCCTTTGTAAATTCACCAAAACCATGTTTGAAGTCAGTTAGATACTCCTTTCTTACCCATACCTCAATGGCAGGGAGATTACAGATGAGTGAACTCATTACTTACCTTGCCCCCTGTACTTTTTCTTTGCTTTGTTAGAACTGGTAGCAGCATACTTGGTGTGCTTACCATATCCTTGACTAGTCTTCTTGGGTATGCTCTCTACAAAGTCATTACCAGAGAGAGATTTACGAATTGGCATTAGTCTTGATCCTCCAGATCTTTCATTACTTTTTCAGATATCGCCAATAGATTGGTGACATGTTTAATGTTTTCTATGGAATGCATCAGGTCAGCAATGTGTTTGCTCACATATGGTTCCTCACTTCTTGCACTAAAAGCAAGAGCATTTCTTAAGTTTTCTTGTGCATCATCCAGTGAGTCTTGCACTTGTTTTGATAGTGTCATGAGAGGCTCCCTAGATAACTCTTGTTTTCTCATGACCCACTCTAATTCTTGGATCACACCAAATCTCCTCACCTTGCTCAATTGCATCTAAGCAGAATGATACATCCTCTCCACACATATCCTGCACTGCCCCAGACTCAAACACTTGCATCTTGGGTGCAAACCAAGGATAAGGTAGATTCTCAAAGACTCCCTTCTTAATCAAGACCCATCCAAAACCAGTGTAGTCTACTGTGAAAGGCTTTCTTCTCTTACTGATAGATTCCACAGTCTCATGATTCATTACGCCACCATTCTTTCTGAAATCATCTTCCTCTAACCAGTGAGCAACTGAGGTGGTTGTCCCATCTTCAGTAGCATACCAACCTGCTGAGATCTTTCTCTCATCTCCCTCTGCAGGAATTGCCATGTCACAAAGTTGCCAGAACTTTTCTGTGGTAAAGACAATATCAGAGTCAATCCATAACTGATAGTCATATTCTAATTTACCATCCCAAGGTACTTGCTTTGGTCCTCTGAGTACATTTGCACCAAGAACCTTACATCTAGCAAAGTTCACCATTGAAGAATAGTCTTGACTAATCTGAATAGACATACCATTCTGTACCATGTCAAAACATAGTTGTACAAAGTTCTTCAGAAAGATATAACTACATCCTCTACCAGGTAAACAGAATACTATTGTCTTACCTTTCATTCTCTCCTTGATTGCATCATAATCCCAATCCTCTGCCTTGGGTTTAGGTGCTGCTGCTTTCACAGTAAATCCTTTTGCCATAAGTTCGTAATACCTTCAATTCAATTATACTATCATATATGTAGAATGTCAATAAGAATCCTCTTCCCACTTATGTTTGTAGATAACCCTACCTGGTCCTCCAACTCCTGCTTTGGGACCTAACTTAATATATGATAAGTCTCTCTCAGTATAATCTGTCTTGAGCAATCCTACCATGACATTCAGTAGTTGCCATTTCTCCTCAAAATCTTCCTCACTTAAATTGCAATATAATACTCTGTCTCTTGCATATATGTGATAACTGGTTGTCTCCATAATATTAGCAATTAAACACTTTATATATGCTCACTGCAATTACTCCAAGGGCAGTCCACATACAAAAGTTAAATATCCTGAAAGGTAATAGAATGAAAAACTTCATGGGCAATTTTTTTTAGGCAAAATTTTTTTTTATATCTCTATATCTCTATGTCAATTTGTCACCTCTGTAGGTTAGGGTAGTTTGGTTTTTTTCGCACGCCCCCCACAAAATAACACACACCCACACAAATAACTGGCAATACACTAACACCAACACACATAAAATAGGGGTGCTAATTAACACATAGCACCCACACAGTTCTTATAACTTATAACACTGTATCTTCTGTCTCTACAATATCATCTAGGACTGTTAATATGTCTGCTCCAGTATCAACAACATCTAGCAAGAAAAGTGCGAAGTTCTTAGACATAATCATCATAATAAAGTGTACAGAATAGTTTAGAGACTTACTCAGGTCTAATAACATTTAGTGTGTGTTATTCACAGTTCTTCAATATAACTTTCCACCTCTTCATTGTCCTCTAATTCAAATAACTTTCTCCAGTCAATTTGCCTTGCATTAAAATCATCTTGTACCTGTAGAGTTAGTGTTACTCTCACAGTCTTATTAGTGGTGGGAGTGAAAAGAACTGACATGAAACTTAGGGGGAGATTGTGTTAGTTTCTATAGTGTTATTATACTGTGATTCACTATACATGTCAAGTGCTATTATGTATAAAATGTTGTATGTGTGGAAAACATAATTTCTCAGTAACATAACAACAACTCTCTTGACATTTGGGGGAGTTTCTGTTAGACTGCTCCCCAAGATCACTATAAAATCTATCATTTAGTGACCCAATTAAGACTCCTATTTATCACCTCACAAAAACACTCATATACATTTAGTTTAACCTTTTCCACTGTTAATTGATACTTTTCCACAACTATTCCTCACTATCTGTGGAAAACTACACCATTTAGAGTAATAATCATCATGTACGATTGCATTGTAGAATGTATCTGAATAAGTGTAATCTGTCATGGTTGCTATAAAGTTGCTACCTCTATTCTGGGAGACATTGTTCATACTTTTGTCCTCAATTGTACTTCTATTATATCACATATAATGTCCAATTCTTTTACTAATTCTGTATCATCATTGCCTTGCATATATCCTTCTAAACTATAAAGAATAGTCTGTAAATCATCATTAGTTAAGTTCATAC